CAACTTCAACCGGAGTTCATACCATTGGAGTTGCTTACACAGCAGCAGGTGGTGCAGGTGAGTTAATCACAGCTGGTATCAACTGCCTGAACCCATCAATGACTTACGAGTGATAAGGAGGATTGAAAAATGCCACAACCTAATAGTACAGATGTCCATGTAGACGCCCCCTTGACCAACCTTAGTGTTGGATTCAAGAATGATATGACTAACTTTATCGCAGATAGAGTTTTCCCAGCAGTTCCTGTTGCAAAGCAGACTGATAAATACTTTACCTATACCCAAGATGATTTCTTCCGTACTGACGCGCAGCTTCGTGCTCCAGGTACCGAGTCAGCTGGTTCTGGGTACAACCTTAGTACAGATACTTACAGCTGCGATGTCATTGCACTTCACAAAGACATTGCAGATCAAACTCGTGCAAACGCAGATGCGCCTTTGGATATGAACCGCGATGCGGTTGAGTTCCTTACCCAGCACATGATGCTTAAGCGTGAGCTTGATTGGGCTTCAACGTTCTTCACAGCATCTGCTTACACAAATGATGTAAATGACGATACATCATCTCCTGTAAAGTTTGACGGGTCTACCGCGATTACGGCTATTCAAGAAAAAATGGATGCCGTAGAAGCATTGACTGGATATCGTCCAAACAAACTTGTTTGCGGTGTTCAAGCTTTTACAGATCTGAAGAACAACGCTGATGTTCTTGATCGTATCAAGTACACTCAACAAGGCACTGCAACTGAGCAACTTCTTGCTTCTTTGCTTGGTCTTGAAGAAGTTTTGGTAGCACGGGCTATTAGAAATACATCGAACGAAGGTGCAACTGCATCTTACTCGCGTATCTATGGAGCAAACAATGCTCTCCTAGCTTATGCTCCAGCAACACCATCACTCATGCACCCAAGCCTTGGATACACGTTTACGTGGTCTGGGTATCAGGGTTCTAATCAGGGTCAGCGTGTAAGCCGGTTCCGTATGGATCACTTACGCTCAGATCGTATTGAGATGGAAATGGCTTATGATCAGAAACTTGTTTCTGCATCACTGGGCTTTTTCTTCACTGATACTGACTCTTAATAGGTAACTGATAATGGCTTTTACCTACGGGGGCGACCCAGCTAACTCAAATCGGGAAGCAGTTCGATTCTGGTGTGGAGACACAGATAGTTCAGATCAACTGCTTGCTGACGCAGAGATAGATTACATTCTGACACTTGAGTCCAAAGTGATTCAAGCAGCTGCTACTGCGTGCGAGATGATTGCATCTAAGTTCGCTAGAGAAGCAGATACGAAGAATGGAGCCCTTAGCGTAAAGGCCAGTCAGCGTGCCGCTGCGTATGAAAAAAGAGCTTCTTTACTGAGAAGTAAGGTCAACCGTGAAGTCGAAGTCTTTGCGGGTGGTCTTACTGTCTCAGGTAAAGATTCTCTTAATGAGAGTACAACTGATGTCCAACCCGGCTTTAAAGTTGGGCAAGACGATAGAATCGTTCTCGATGAGAAGAACGAGTACAATCGCTCATAATGGACGCGCAGTTAAAGAAGCAGCTGAGTTTAACTATCAACGTTAGATCAGCAGCTAGTCGTAATAATTACGGCGACCCAACATTCGGAAGTGCTTCATCTATGTCAGCTCGTGTAGAGAATAAGACTGATGTATTTGAAACCACGACAGGTATGGAAGAGCGACAATCAATTGTCGTGATTACGGAAAGTGAGATTAAAATCACTGACCGTGTTTTCCTCCCTGGTGATAGTGCTGACACTGCTAACTTTGGTCATGTGCCAAGAGAGGTGGCTAAGTTCTATGACGAAAAAGGTAACGTAGATTTCTACAGGACGGTTCTTTGATATGAAAATTAAAATGCTAGAAACAAGTTATCAAGTATCTAACCGTGCTAGAACTAAAACCATTCACTCACAAGATCGTATCTATGAGATGAGTGAAGATGACGCCAAGCGAATCGTAGAATCTGGCGCAGCTGTGTATGCAGAAGAAGGTGAAGAGAATCCACCTAAGCCTACACCTAAGAAAAAGAAGAAGAAGCCTAAGAACGTAGTTGAGCCCCCTATTGCAGAGCCTGATATAGATCCTGCTCCTGAGCCAGAGGAAGAGTCTGATGGCTAGGTTTAAGATATTCAATACAGATGTTGGAAAAAGGGTAACAGTTAAAAAGGCTTCAGGTTTTAAAGGGTCTTTATTTTCAGTATCTACTTCTGATTTTAAAACAACTGAACAAAACTTTGAAGCTATGGACGAAGCTTTGCAACATGCTCTTGCGGCAGCATTATATGATGAAGCTGTTAAGATTATGAATAAAAGCCAGAAGCTTGTTCCTGTAGGCCCAGGTAAAGTTCGAGGTGGTAAGTTTATAGCGGGAGGTGAACTGAAAAGGTCTGCCCGTGTAGCTGCACCCAAGACTCTTAAGCGCCCTGAAAGCAATCTTAGTTATAATACTGTCTATGCCTTAAGACAGCACGAAGAGCATTCAAGTAAATCTAAATATCTTGAACGTCCAATACTTGCATCTCAAAGAGGATTGAAAAGGCGTTTGAACACTGGAATTAAAAAGCACCTAAAAGCTAAGACAAAAGTTGGTGAGCTTTCTGATAAGGAATACGGATAATGGCTGCCCAGCTTGATGTTGCAACATTCATAGCATCTAGCATTGGCAGTCTTACGCTAGGAACGAACTGCTTCGCTGGCCCCGTAAAGAAAGTTTCAACGGGTTCAGGTATCCCTCATACAGCTGTGTTTGTAATAGGCACAGGGGGTTTACAAAAAGAAGCATTTATCGATGGTGGTTCAAAGGGAGGTTTATCAAGACCTACGGTCCAGGTTTTGGTAAGGTCTGATAAGAATGATTTCTCAGGGGGTCTTTCATTAGCTGAAAGTATATTGGCTGTAGTTGATATGGGACCACCAACAGCAAGTTATATAGAATCAAGATCTAACGCATCTGAACCGATATACATTGGAACAGATGATACTGGCCACCATGAGTGGTCTATAAATTTAACGCTTACAAAGTAGGAGATAAAAAATGGCAAACGAAACTTTAGGACGCTCGGCGGTACTCAAAGTTGTTGCAGATGGTGGAACATTAGCAGCTATTGCAAAATTAACTGATATTTCTTTTAGCATTAATGCAGGTGAAATTGATGTGACAACTTTTGATGACGCAGGTGAAAGACGTTATGTAAAAGGTAACACAGATATGACCTGTGATTTTTCATTTATTTATGCCGATAACGGTGACACAGCTCAGTTGGATGTTCTTAACAGTTACCAAAATTTGAATGCAGCTAATGGGGCTAACGCTGGTGGGATTTTAGATTTTTTGTACCAGCCAAATGGTACGTCTACTGGTGCCATTCAGGGTAAAATGTTTGTGACTAGCATTTCATTGTCTACTGGTGAAGAGGATGTCCAGCGAGTAGATGTTTCAGCTAGAGTATCAATTCCGTTTACTAGCACAAGTGATTATGATCTTAACCTAGCTTCTTAATTAACTAACTAACCGGGGCAAAAAAAAATGAGTGCAAATTCTAATCGTGGTGAAGCAGAAGTTTATATTGGAAACAAAACAAGAACTGTTCGTTTCCGAACAAATCAAATAGCTCAGCTTGAAGACCTTTCAGGTAAAGGAATCATGAAGCTAATGGACGAGGAATCAATAGGTATTAGGTTGCTTAGAGATGCTTTGTTCGTAGGTCTTCTTCATGAGAATAAAAAGCTTACACCTAATAAGGTTGGTAACTGGCTAGATGATTTTGAAGGTGACTTTGGGAAACTGATTGAAGATGTATTTACTGCATTAGCAGAATCAATTCCCGGCGCTAATTCTGTAGTAGTTGAATCTGATGAGGAGGAGGACGAGGGAAAATCGACTGGGCTCTCCTCCTCAGAAGAGCAGCCCAATCAGGATTAAAGCCTCACGAGTTTTGGGACATGTCCCTTAATGAGTTCTTTATATACTGGCAAGGGTATCAAGAAAGATTAGATGTCCAGATGGATATGATAGCTTGGCACGCATCCATATCTGTATCCCCTTGGACCAAGAAGGGTAAATCAATTACCCCTGATAAACTTAGGGGTAAGAAGTCTAGTGCTCCAACGTCGGGTGCAGAGATTTTAAGCACTCTTGAATCTAATGCTGAACAGAAAGAACATGATTCTTTTTGGAAAGAGGGCAAGGGTAAGACATGGCAGGACAAGTATTAGCCCGGTTTGTATATAAGTTAGCTGCCGACTCTGCTGGCTTTACTAAAGGTGTAAAGAAGGCAGGTGTAGCCTTAAAGGGTTTTGCCAATAAATCTGACAGACAGTTTAAAGCTTTAGAAAAAGCTAGTAAGAAATCAACTGATTCCCAGGTTAAACATCTTAAGAAGCTCGAAAGACAACGAGATAAAAACGAAAAAGCAGAGAACGCAAGAATACGTCGCCAAAAAATGCGAGGTACTCATTCTAGTCAAAGGCCAGTTGTCGGTGTTCCAATGCACCGAAACCCTGACCCTTTAAGACGCCCAGTTTCTGATGCTGTTAGGTCAGGCCGTGCTCAAAGAAATTTATCAGCTCAAAGATTTCTTCAATCTAGAGGTCGGCATGCCGGTGACCCCTTTAGGCGACAAAACCCCGGTATCCGTGACAGAGGTCCGAGCGGAACTGGTGGCGGGGGAGAACCACCATCACCTGGATTCTTTAAAGGTTTGGGGCAGCAAGCAATGGCTGGGGCCTCTGCTAGTTTTGGCAAAGCTGCTTTGGCAGCAAAGGCGGCGCAAGTTGCTTTTGGCGCAGCCGCTTTTGTAGCAGGAGCGGGTTTTAAGGTTATTAAAGCTGGATTAATAGCTTCAGTAAACGAAGCTGCAAAGTTTGAAGAACAGTTTCAAGTTGTTAAAGCGATTACAGCTGGAACAGCTGCCGAGTTTAAAGGTTTAGAGAAAGACCTAATACGTGTAAGCATTAGCAGTGAGCACTCTACAGCATCACTTCTACAGGCAGCTGAAGTTTTAGGTCGAGCAGGTTTTGAAGCTAAAGATGTTGGAAAAGCTTTAGATACAGTTGCAGATCTGGCAACAGCAGGTGGTTTGTCTGTAGCGAAAGCAGCTGACTTATCTGTTCGGATGCTTAAAGCTTTCGGCAAATCAA